AAAAGTAGACAAAATACTCCCAGCAACGGGATCATCAATAGCTTTAGGAGAATCAGGTAAAACTGTTGTTATTCCTTCAGGAGCAACTTTAGATGCGTCTGCTGCAACTTTAACAAGTATAGGTACAAACGTAGATTACTGTTCATCATTAAAAACTTCTCCATTTACAGCTTCGGCTAAAAGAGGATATTTTATAAATACAGGTTCAGCTGTTACAGTTACATTACCTTCTAGTCCAAGTGTAGGAGATCAAATTATTATAATTGATGCAACAGGAAACGCATCGTCTAATAACATTACATTAGGAAGAAATGGTTCAAAAGTAAAAGGTCAATGTAAATGTTTTGCATTAGATGATGATAGAGTTGGAGTTAGAATAGTTTATTCAGGATCATGTCAAGGTTGGATTACAGCAACCAGTGCAAATGCGACAGCACCTGCAATATGTGGAGCAGCTTATGTTGCTGCTTCTGGTGGAACAGAGACAACGTCAGGAGATTATAAAATTCATACTTTTACAAGCACTGGAACATTTACTGTAACTTCAGCAGGTAACAGTATAGGTTCTAACAAAGTTTCATATATGGTAGTAGCTGGCGGTGCAGGTGGAGGAGGTTCATGTAGAGCATCAGGTGGCTATGGAGCAGGCGGAGGAGGCGCTGGTGGTTTTAGAGAGGGAAAATGTACTTCTGATCCATATACTGCATCACCTTTAAACGCACCTGATGGATTAGCTGTGCCAGTACAAGCATATCCAATTACTATTGGAGCAGGTGGTAGTGGTGGAGCAGAATCTACACCTGGAACTGCAGGACAAGGTTCAGATGGTTCTAATTCAGTTTTTTCGAGTATAACATCCACTGGAGGTGGAGGAGGTGGAGCTTTTGATAATTCTCCAGCTCCAGTAAATATTGGTAGAGCTGGTGGATCAGGTGGTGGAGCTGGTGCAGGAGGACATCCTGGTAATACCCCTTTTGCTGGTGGTGCAGGAAATACACCTCCAGTTAGTCCACCTCAAGGAAATCCAGGGGCAACTATGCCAGGTTCAAATCAACAAGGAACTGGCGGCGGTGGTGCTACCACAGCAGGAAATAGTAGTCCAGCTTGTTTGTCCAATGCAACAGGTGGAACCGGTGCAACAACAAGTATAAATGCTACTCCAACTGCAAGAGCGGGCGGAGGTGGTGGCCATAGGTCTGCTGGAGGAGCCGGCGGCGGTGGAGCAGGAGCTGATTCAGGTAGTTCTTCGGCAGTAGCAGGAACAGCTAATACTGGAGGAGGTGGAGGTGGAGCTGGATATACTGTAGGTCATGCAACTGGAGCAGCCGGAGGTTCAGGAATAGTAATAATTAGGTATAAATTTCAAAATTAAGGGTTTTACAAATTTTAATAATTAATATATAAACAACAAAGGAGAAACATTATGGCACATTACGCAAAACTAGGAGCAAACAATAAAGTTATAAGTGTAGAGGTTGTAGCTGATAAAGATTGTTTAAATGCTGATGGTATTGAAGATGAAGAAGTAGGAAGACAGTTTTTGGAAAGAATCCACAGCTGGCCTCTATGGAAAAAAACATCTTATAATACAATGGGCGGACAACACAAATTAGGCGGAACACCTTTAAGAGGTAACTACGCAGGTATAGGTTATACTTATGATGAAGACAATGATTTGTTCTTACCAAAAAAACCTTACGCTAGTTGGACTTTAAATGTGGCAGAAGCAAGATGGCAATCACCAATAGGTGATGCACCAGCAATATCTGATGAGGAAAAAGAAACTCATAGATATGATTGGAATGAATCTACAGGTGCTTGGGATAAAGTAACTAGATAATCATATTGACATTTTAAGAAAATTTTATTACATATCTTAACAGGTATGCACAAGAAAGTATTAACAGAAGTAGACTTATATACAGGTGAAATAGCAATGCCGAAAGGCTTTGAAATTAATCGTAATATAATTAAAAACGATATTATTAAATCATTTGTTACTGAAGACAGAATAAATAATAATTCCAAAGCTTATTCTTATAAAGATTACAACGTACCTTATTCACAACCTTTACAATGGATGCAAGACTATGTAAGAGATCATTGGAGAGTAGAGTATGGTTTTACATTGGTGCCTAAAAATATACATGGTAAAGTTTTAAGTCCTAAAGAACAATCTGTTTTGATGCATTCTGTAGATCCAGTTGACTTAAGAAATTCACCAGATTATACATTGATATATGTGGTAGACGTAGAACCTAATTCATGTGAGTGTATTATTGAATATGATGATAATAGAAGAAAAAATAGAACTTGGCATTTACCACTTAAAAATAATCATTTCATTATGTTTCCTACTACACAAAGGTTTATGATTACCGAAAACACATCTGATAAATTAAATACAATTTTGGTTATAAATTATGAATATATCTAATTATTATTGGTACTTTCAATCTGTCATACCACCAAGAATTTGCGATATGATTGTGCGGTATGGTAAAGCAGAAAAGAAAAGAGAAATAATGGCCATTACAGGTGGTTTTGGTAGAGATAGAAATTTAGAAAAACAACCTCTTACTAAAGATGAAGTAAAAGATTTACAAAAAAAAAGAGATTCAAATATTGTTTGGATGAACGATCAATGGATATACAAAGAAATACATCCTTATGTACATATGGCAAATAAAAATGCTGGTTGGAATTTTGAATGGGATTGGTCAGAATCTTGTCAGTTTACAATATATAAAAAAGGTCAGTATTATGATTGGCATGCTGATAGTTGGGATAAACCTTATATAGAAGAAGGACCAACAAAAGGTAAAATTAGAAAACTATCTGTAACAGTTAGTTTAACTGATCCAAAAGAATACAAAGGAGGAGAGTTAGAGTTTGATTTGAGGAATGAAGATCCTGATAAAAAACCTAACATTCATACGTGTAACCAAATATTACCAAAAGGCTCTTTGGTTGTATTTCCTAGCTTTGTATGGCATAGAGTCAAACCAGTAACGAAAGGAGTAAGGCATAGTCTAGTAATATGGAATCTAGGTTATCCTTTTAAATAATATGATACAAGGCGGAAGTAGTAAACCAAAAGGTCATGTAGATTTTAAATCTGCATTTTATTTTCAAACACCAATATGGATAGCAGACGCACCTATGTTTTTGAAAAATACAATTAAAGTAACAGATAAATATATTAAGAAAGCAGAAAAAAATCTTAAAGATAAATTAAAAAATGAACCTAAATGGAAAAAAGATTTAGGTACATTTGGCTTTTCTAAACACAGCGAAAATATGTCTGGTGATACTAAACTAAAAGATTTAGTTCAGTTTATAGGACAACGATCTTATGAATTTTTAGATTGGCAAGGATTTGCTTTACAAAATCATAGCTTACATTTTACAGAATTTTGGGTTCAAGAGTTTAGTGAAAAAGGTGGTGGTCATCACGATACCCATGTGCATTGGAATCAACATGTGTCAGGATTTTATTTTTTAAAATGTTCTGAAAAAACATCTTATCCAATATTTCATGATCCAAGACCTGGTGCAGAAATGACAAAGTTGTTTACAAAAAATCAAGAACAGATCACATTAGCAAGTAATCAAATACATTATAAACCAAAACCAGGAACAATGATTATCTTTCCGGGTTATGTTCCACATCAGTTTGCAGTAGATCCAGGTTTAGAACCTTTTAGATTTATACACTGGAACATTAAAGCTGTTGAAACAGCAATATCAAAAGAAAGGAGTAATAAAGATGAGCTTCAAAAAAAATAAATATGTAGTTATTAAAGAAGCTGTACCTAAACAAATTGCAGAATTTTGTTACAATTATTTTTTAATGAAACGACAAGTTGCTAGAACCTTATTTGACGAAAAATACATATCTCAATTTACAACAGAATTTGGTGTATGGAATGATGTACAAGTTCCAAATACATATTCTCATTATGCAGATATAGTCATGGAAACTTTATTAATAAGAACTTTACCTGTAATGGAAAAGAAAACGGGATTAAAATTATTTCCTACTTACTCTTATGCCAGAATATATAAAACAGGAGATATATTACATAGACACAAAGATAGATTTAGTTGTGAAATATCTACAACTTTAAATCTTGGGGGAGATCCTTGGCCAATACATTTAGAGCCAAAGAAAAATGTTGGCATACCGGATGGTAAAAAATACACAGCAGTTAGTAATAACAAGGGTATTCTAGTTAACCTAAAACCAGGAGATATGCTAGTTTATAAAGGTATGGAGCTAGAACATTGGAGAGAAGAGTTTCAAGGGGATAACTGTGCTCAAGTTTTTCTACACTATAATGATCAAAAATCTAAAAATGCCGACAAAAATGTAAATGACGGAAGACCACATTTAGGACTTCCAAGTTGGTTTAAAAAGTAATATAATCCTTAAATGGAGGCAGTGACTCCACCACATACCTCACTGTCTCCTTTTAAGGATTTATATGAGTTTAGGATTTGACGCAATAGCAGCATTACCATTCGCTACATCGGGACCAGATAGTGATGTAATAGTATCAACTACGGGTAATGCATTAACTATCACGATTGGTAGTGTAGGTATTATTGCTGATTCTGTTGTTCAAGATCCAGATCCAAACCAAGTAACACTAGGTCTTGGAACTTTAACCATTTCTGGTAATTCGAACTTTACTGTTACAGGAAACGCTACATCGTTAGGTTTAGGCTCATTTACAGTGACAGCAGATGCTTCGGTCAGCCCTACTGGAAACGCGTTGACGTTGGCAACTGGAAATGTTACAATAACAGGGACTGCTTTAGTAAATCCTACAGGAAGTGGTTTAACATTAAATACTAACGAAGCAGGCGTTATTACATGGAATGAGATCGTACCTGGAGCAAATATGGTTTGGACTCCAATAGATCCAAGTTAAAATTATGGCATCAACATTTTCATCAGATTTAAAATTAGAATTAGTAGCAACTGGAGAAAAAGCAGGTCTCTGGGGTACTATTACAAATACTAACTTACAAATATTAGAACAAAGCGCTAGTGGTTACTTAGATTTAAGTATGGCTAGTGGTAGTGTAACTTTACTTTTATCTGATGGTGCAGCTTCTAATGGTAAAAATTTTTATTTAAAACTATCTGGTAATTTATCCACTAACACAACTTTAACTATGCCTTCTGGCTCTGAAAGAGTTTGGGTGATTAGTGATGAGACTAATAGAACATCATCTAAATATACTTTAAGTGTAACAACAGCTAGTGGCACAGCAGTACCAGTTCCAAACGCTGCTACTCTTTTATGTGTATCTGATGGTACGAATACAGTTACAAGAATTATACAAAAAGGATATTACACAATTGATTCATCATCAGTCACAGCATACACAGCTGTAGCAGGTGATCAAATTCTTGCTAATACAACAGCTAACCCAATTACAGTAACATTACCAGCTTCACCAGCTACAGGTGATGAGGTTTCATTTTTAGATGCAAGAGGAACATTTGCTTCTAACAATTTAATCGTTGATAGAAATGGTCAACCTATTAATACAGGAACTTCTAATCTAACCATAAGTACAGCAGGTCAATCTTTTACACTTGTCTACGTAGATTCTACAAGAGGTTGGGCTTATAAAACAAACACAGCATAGGAGCTAACAGATGGCTCTTCAACAAATTAAATTTGCGCCAGGGATAGATCGACAGGATACTTCTGTTGGTGCCGTTGGTCGTTGGACAGATTCAGATTTAACTAGATTTAGATATGGACTACCAGAGAAAGTTGGTGGTTGGCAATCGCTACTTACAGATACTATCGTTGGTGTTGTTAGAAAAGAATTTGCTTTTGTAGATTTAGATGGAAATAGATATGTAGCATTGGGTACAGATAAATTTTTATTAGTTTATTTTGAAGGACAACTCTTTGACATTACACCTTTAAAAGCTGATATCACTGGTGCAACACTTTCAACAAATTCCACTACAACAGTTACCATAACAACTTCAGCTGCACATAATATAAATGAGGGCGATATAATTTTATTTGACAATGTAACATTACCAGGTGGTACAGGTTTTTCCGCATCAGACTTTGAAGATAAAAAGTTTCAAGCTATTACTGTTCCAACTCCAACTACGTTTACAATCACAATGGGATCAGCTGCAACCGGTACAGTTGCAACAGGTGGTAGTATAACTTTAAAACCATATGAACCCGTTGGTCCA